TAGATCCTTTAGTTTCAACATTATTGTAATGTAAGAATACTTGACCACAATCATCAAAGGTTAATTTATCTCTCCAATGTTCTAATTCATTTCCTCTGTAAACTAACATATCACCTGGCTCTAACATTACTTTAACACCTTTAGATTTTGATGCTTTGTAATTGCCAGTCTTTTCATCTACACCACCTTGTGATGCATCTGGCTCTAAATATATTGGCCAACAACCACCACCTAAATGCATAGTTGTAGATATTTCACAACTAAATCTATCTTTATGGCGATGTAATACATCTCCTTTTTTATAAATTCTAGCGTAAGAATAATTTGAATTTAATTTTAATCCTGTTGTCTCTTCCATGATAGGAAGTAATTTTACAAGTAATGTTTCCATTACAATATCAGAATAATGTGAATATGTTTCTGGAACTTGAGCATCGTTCCACACGCCGAAATATTCCGTAAACTGACTAATGTACTTTGTATCAAACATCGTACGTGCTACTGTTCTTTTCATCATAAAATAATCATAACAAAATTTAGCTAAATCTTCTGATATCGCTCCTTTTATAATTGCATATTTATTTTTCTTAAAACTCATACTTCTCCTTTAGTTTGTTTTCTTACAGTATCTGTAATCATTCTTCGCACAGCTTGTAGATTAAAATGTATAAATCTAAAAGGTTCTACACCATCATCTACCACATATTGATGTTCCATGTAAGCTGGAAAGAATATCATTGTACCTGGTTTTGGTTTGTAATGTATTTGATGTGTTCCTAAAGTAATTTCAGTTTCATTCTTTAATGGTAATTGTGTAATCAGTTTAGCTGGTCTTGGATCGTGAAATACTGGCATTGAAGTTTTTTCACTACATTTTAAAAAATAAAAACCAGATATATGATTATCATAGTGCATATGGCCTTCATGGTGACCTCCTCCTTTTTCACCAAATTCCTGTACCCAAAATTCAGTCCAAAATAATTCATAGTTAGTTAAATCATATCCCATATGATCTAAAGCATTCCAACTAGTTGCTCCAATATAATCTTGTAATTCTTTTAAACCAGGATCACCTACTAAAGATGTAGAATGATAACTCATTCCGTGATCTCCTACTTTTTTACCAAATTTCTTTTCTCGTTCTTTAATAATTTTAGCATTATTCTTCTTTGCGTCTTTTATATATTTATCACAAATTTTATTTGTATCATTTACCCATTCTGGAATTTCTATAGAATAAACTGGTGAGCTAAAATAAACTGATGCTTGTAATTGATCTGTTTTTGCCATTATCTAAATGGATATCCAAGGTTCCAAATAACCAATGAATATCTCGTTCCTTTTGTTACAGGTTTAACTCTATGCCACACATGAGATGGAAATACTACAATAGAACCCCGTTGTTTAATTTCTGCACATTTTCTCACTGTTGGTTTATCAGGATCCATGTTTCTAAAATCAAATTCTAATTCTCCACCTTCATAATCTTCTGGTGCTGATAATGAACAAGTCACAGATAATTTTCTAATTTTTCCATGTGTGTCTTTATTATCTTTATTATTGTAAACATTTTCCCAACTATCACAGTGCCAATCATAAAATTGATTTAATTTATATTTTGTAAATTGACAGGACTCTGAAAAATCCCAATCAAAATTCCAACCTGCTAATCTATTTGCTTGATGTATAAATGGTTGAATCTCTTTATAAATCCAACGATCATTTAACCATACTATATTAGAGTCCCTTTTCTTTTTTAAATCTATTATATCTTTATCATCAAGTGGTTTTCCTTTATTTACTTTTTCTGTTTGACCACCTGTTAATGCTAATTGTTCTTGTTGTGAAATTCCATATTTAATTAACTCATCACAAAATCTAGGTGTGAGTGCACTTTGAAAATAGTAATAGTAATTCTGCAAGTTCATTTCTAAATTCTATATATTATTTTCTATAGGATTTGTAAAGTGTAAATTAACTTATTGTTAAATCTCCAGAAACCGTGAATGTAGCCACTTTACAACCTCCAGCTGGTGCCGGTAATGTTGTACTTGTGTTTGTTCCAGGTGATACTGTAAATGTTCTAGCTGATGGTGCTCTAACAACAACAATACCAGATCCTCCTGCTGCGCCTCCATCCGTAGGACCAGGATTATCTTTAGATGAACCTCCTCCTCCACCTCCAGTATTAACTGTTCCTGCCACTCCTGGTGTTCCTGCTGGTCCAGCTCCTGTTCCAGCTCCTCCACCTCCAGGTCCTCCTGCTCCACCATTAAAAGGAGTATTTGCTCCGCAAGCACACCATCCTCCACCTCCTCCACCACCTGCATAAGTTACTGGTGAATTTGTAATACTATTTGTTGAACCAGGTCCTCCCGGTCCTCCTGGTTGTGCTACTGCTCCTGCTACTCCAGGAGATCCTGGTGAATTACTACCTGCTCCACCTGATCCACCTCCACCTGCTGCAGCAAATCCTCCATTAGCCGGACCTGTTTTTGTTGCTGATCCCCCTGGATTTCCTTGTGGTGGACTTGTTGGTGGTGAATTTCCTGCTGGTGCAGGATTTGTTACACCTGATCCACCTACTGATCCAGCTCCTCCTCCAGAACCCCCTGCTGTATCAGCAGTACCACCACCTGCTGATGTTATAGTTGAAAATATAGATGGATTACCATTTGATCCAGCAGCTCCTCCTGCACCCACTGTTATTGGATATGTTCCTGAATCTAAATTTAATTTTGTTCCTCCAGGAAAAGATGTTCTATATCCTCCAGCTCCACCACCTCCTCCTGTATAATTATTTCCTCCACCTCCACCACCAGCTACTACTAAATAATCAAAATTTGCTCCTAAATTAACACTACCATCTGTCCATGTTCCCGATTTACGTGCCTGAAACTGCGCTCTCAACGGCCACGATCCACTGGCCTTGTTTAATTCTTTTACGATAACGATTCCTGAACCGCCGTTAAATCCATCTCCATCAAATGCAGCGTTTGCTCCTCCACCTCCTCCAGTGTTAGCTGTTCCTGCAGTACCTCCTGTTGTTCCTGGATAAGTTGCTCCATTACCACCTCCACCTACTCCACCTGGTTTTCCACTACCACATGGTCCAGAAGATGATCCACCTCCTCCTCCAGCATAAACCCCTGAATTAGGAAGTCCTGGTCCAAATATTGGAGTTATATCTGATCCTGCTCCACCTATTCCAGCTGCACCTGGTGTAGGGGTTCCTCCTGAAGCACCTACTGCTCCAGCACCACCACCTCCTCCTCTTGATGCTCCTCCATCATTTCCTTGTGATGGACTAACTGGTGGACTATTTCCTGTTCCTCCAGCACCTGGGGGAGATTGTCCTCCACCACCACCTGAACCACCGGGTCCTCCAGTTCCTGCTGTTGAAACTCCACCTCCTCCACCTTTTGATGTTATAGTTGAAAAAATTGAATCTGAACCTGGAACAGCTGAACCTGAATTAGTTCCTGCTCCACCTGCTCCTATTGTAATTGGAATAGATGCTCCACAAACTGGAAAAGATGAACAAGTTCTTAAACCTCCTGCTCCACCTCCACCTCCGGTATAATTTCCTGGTCCACCTGCTCCAGCTCCACCACCCGCTACGACTGCAGCAGAAACTAATCTAGTTCCTGGTTGAAATGCAAATGCTGGTGTTGATGCTGTAACGGATGTGACAGTACACTTTCCAAACGATGTTGGATTGACTACGCCTATGATACCGCCATTGGGTGATCCCATGATCTTACTCCGTTTTTAAAATTCTTTAATTGCCTGTAGCAATCCAAGATGAAGTTTCAGGTGACCAAGCGAATGAATTATTTTGATCGTCTTTACCAATCCATCTTTGTCCAGCTTCATCCCAAGAAATAAAGTATCTTACATTATCTCCATAAGTTGTAACTGTTGGATATGCAACGGGTGCTTGCCAGTCGTCATTAGCATCGAGTGACCAAGATGCAAAAGGTTGAGGTGCAATGAATTTGTTTTTTGTAGAATCAAACGTATAACCAATTCCACAATATTGTTTTCTGAAATTATTGTTATAAGAAGTTTGAACCCATTTTA